TGAACGAATCTGTTTTGAATAACTGCCGATCTGTTCAATGACTTCCAGCAGACGCTGGTTAATATCGGCGTTGTCCACATCCTCGACGTCAGGAAGAGACACAAAGACGCCATTTGCAGACTGCGCCACAGCATCAGCAATGAAATGAGTGCCACCAGCACGCTGTAAAACCATTGCCCATCCCAGCGGGAAAATCTGATCGCCATCTGCACGAAGGCGGTTGAATAAAGCGTTTTCTGTTACATCGAGCCAGTCAGCCGCTTCAGCGTAACCACCCGGCAACGCCGCGATAGTTTTTCTGACAGCTTTCACGTACCACTCAGGTTGTTTTTCCACTTTCCAATGATGCTTACCCACGGCTTACCTCCTGTTCCTGTGGTTTAAACCCATTCTGGTTTTGGCTAGATTGAAAACGTGCCGGATAAAGAATCTGCATTTCGCTGATTTCACCCTTAAAAAAATTGGCCAGACGTTCTGCAAGATCGATAGATGGAATTTGTTCCAGTCTTTCAATACGACTCAGCGTCGCTGGATTGACCTGAACGCCCGCAGCAACATGCTGCAAAGTAAATCCGTGCGCCTTACGCACATTCCGTAATGGTGATTGCATATAACCTCCACATATTGCGTGATGAGCATATTATTTCACGCAAATATTTTGCGCAAGTTGATTTGCTTAACGCGCAATAAAGAAATGTAATAAACGCATGAACATAGGAAATCGAGTCAGACAACTTCGCCAGGCGAAGAACATGAAAATCGCCGATCTCGCTGAAGCAATAGGAGTGGATGCGGCGAATATCTCGCGCCTCGAAACAGGTAAGCAGAAACAATTCACTGAACAAGCCCTGAGTAATATTGCCAGGAGCTTAGATGTTGATATTGCTGATCTCTTTACCTCAGACCTCAAAAGTAATACTGTATGTAAAAACAGTATTAGTGAGGATGTTGCGCAGGTGAAGGATGTATTCCGTATTGAAATGCTGGATGTCAGTGCCAGTGCGGGAAATGGCCTTATCCAGGGCGGTGATGTCATTGATGTGATTCATGCCATTGAATACAGAACTGATAATGCTGTATCGATGTTTGGTGGACGACCAGCAAATCACATTAAAGTTATCAACGTTCGTGGGGACAGTATGTGTCCAACCATTGAGCCAGGAGATCTCATCTTCGTTGATATCAGTATCAATCAGTTTGATGGGGATGGTATATATGTATTTGGTTTTGATGATAAAATTTACGTCAAACGACTGCAAATGATACCTGATAAACTGCTGGTAATTTCTGATAATCAGATTTACCGCGAATGGGGAATTACCAGCGAAAACGAACACCGGTTTATGGTCTTTGGAAAGGTCTTAATCAGTCAGTCACAGACCCTTAAGCGACACAATTAACCCCCTACCTCAACATCAATTAGCCACCAGAAGGTGGCTTTTCATTACCCACCAAATTGCTTATCTCGCAATAAAACACTTGCATAATGCGCAACTTCATTTTATCTTTCTCTCCAGACCTACAAACAAGGTACTAACAAAATTTGGTTGTAACACGGCGTATGGCACATGCGTCGTTAGCGGTCTGGGGACGTTAAAGGGGACAATCCACTCCTTGCTCGGGCAAACAAACCAGGTAGCCGGAATGTGCAAGTCAATGAGGATGCTGATAAGACGCCTAACCAGCGTGGCGATCCGGTTTGACGCCTGGGAAGAGACCAGGGTGCAACGATGAGGGCATTTATGGAACCGCGACAAAGTGTGGTGCCGTAACTGGCTAAGTGCTCTCAGCGTTGTGGTAATCCGCGAAATGGCGCGGCGGTAAGTATGGCGGGGTTACTCTTTCCCCGTTGAGGACACCGGATTGTCAGGTTGACCATACGCCTGAGTGACAACCCCACCACAACAGCCACTGCTTTGGCGGTACCAGTTTGTACACTTGCTTCCGGCTGGTACCGCTCTTTTTACAAAACAGAGAAGAGCATCACCGGACGACGGGCTCATAACCCAATCCATCCGGGCGGCAGTCACCGCAGGTGTTCTTCTCTGTTTTGTGGAGAAACCAACCGACCTTGCAGGGTCGATATGATGAGGAGCAGCAAAATGGCTAGCGAACGCAGTACTGATGTGCAGGCATTTATCGGGGAGCTGGACGGCGGCGTATTTGAAACCAAAATCGGCGCTGTTCTCAGTGAAGTCGCTTCCGGTGTGATGAACACGAAAACCAAAGGTAAGGTCTCGCTCAACCTGGAAATCGAACCATTTGATGAGAACCGTGTGAAAATCAAACACAAACTCTCATATGTTCGCCCGACTAACCGCGGGAAAATTTCCGAAGAAGACACCACCGAAACGCCGATGTATGTCAATCGCGGTGGTCGCCTGACTATTCTGCAGGAAGACCAGGGACAATTACTGACTCTTGCCGGTGAACCTGACGGAAAACTCCGCGCAGCAGGTCATTAATATCGTTCTTAATTAACCGATTATTTATCTCATCACTGAATATCTTTATATAGTGAGGACTTATTATGTCTCAGAACTTAGACGCAACCGCAATTAATCAAATCCATGCCCTTATTTCTGCTCAGGGTGTTAATGAAATTATCAGTAAGATTGGTGCCGATGCTGTGGCATTGCCTGAGAATTTCCGCATTCATGATCTGGAGAAATTTAATTTAAATCGCTTCCGTTTCCGTGGTGCGCTTTCCACTGCCAGCATCGATGACTTTACCCGTTATTCTAAAGATCTTGCAGATGAAGGCACCCGCTGCTTTATCGATGCCGATAATATGCGTGCCGTCAGTGTGATTAACCTGGGTACTATTGATGAACCAGGTCACGCAGATAACACCGCCACTCTCAAACTGAAAAAGACAGCACCGTTCTCTGCTCTGTTGTCTGTTAATGGCGAGCGTAACTCCCAGAAGTCACTGGCAGAATGGATTGAAGACTGGGCCGACTACCTTGTGGGCTTTGATGCTAATGGTGACGCTATTCAGGCAACAAAAGCGGCTGCGGCAGT